CGGAAACGCAATCACATTCACATCAACAGCACCAACAGTTGGTCTGCTTTATCCAAAGCTCGCAGATGCGATCCAACAGATTCAGACAAACTCATTCACAAACCCAACACACTTCATCATGCATCCAAGGCGGCTAGCTTTCTTGCTGGCAGCCGTTGATAGCACAAACCGCCCACTAGTAGTGCCAGCGGCTAATGGCCCAATGAATGCTTCAGGTGTTGGAGCAGGTGCTTCTGTATATGGTAACTCCGGCTATCAGATGATGGGTCTTCCAATCATTACTGATGCAAATGTTGGAACCACATACGGAACAACAACAAATCAGGATGAAATCTATGTTGTCAACGCAGGTGAATCTCACCTTTGGGAACAACCAGGATCACCATTCACACTTCGTTACGATGCAACAGGTGCAGGCAACCTGACAATCAAGACTGTTGTGTACGGCTACGCAGCCTATACCGCAGAGCGCTACCCACTAGCAGCCTCGATCATCTCAGGTTCTGGATTATCAGCACCTAGCTTCTAGAGATAGCAGCACCAACCTTCTAATCTGAAGGTTCTTTAATAGTGTGAAGAGTGGATAAGCCTCCCCCGACTTATCCACTCTTCACCTCTAAGATTCGGGGGAATCAAATGAAAACAGGTCACAAAGTCACAATCGGGTCTTGCGACCCAGGCATGGTCAATGGCGCTTTTGCGTTTAGATTGATTCAACTTTCAGGAGCAAGAAATTCAAGACTCGGCCCATTCGTTCGAGTTAAAGGTTCAGGCTTGTTATCAAAGCAACGCAATCGTGTTGTAAAACAATTTTTAGAAATGACCGATTCCGATTGGTTGTTGATGCTTGATAGTGATGAGCAACTATCAGTTGAAGCATTTGATGCTTTATGCGATACAGCTCATGACAAAGATCGCCCTGTTGTTGCAGGTTTAGTCTTTGCAGGTTTTGGTGTTCCAGGTAAGACCTATCCAAAACCTGTTCCTGCAATCTTTCAGGATTCACCACAAGGATTCTTGCCCTTGTATAAATATGACAAGAACTCAGTTTTTGAAATAGATGCAGCAGGCACAGGCTGTTTGATGGTTCACAGAAGCGTATTGGAAAAGATGCGCGAGGTTGCAGACCCAAATCAAGGCAAAGATTGGTGTTGGTTTTGGGATGGGCCTGTCAATGGAGAATGGATTGGCGAGGATTTACTTTTCTCGCGCAGAATCAAATCACTTGGTTATCCAATCCATGTGAACACATCAGTAATACTTCCGCACCAAAAGTCATTTTGGTTAGATGAAAGTCATCACGAAGCATGGAAAGACTAAAGAAACTTCTCCGCAGAAAGCCGAAAGAAACGGCAGTTGCGGAACCACAACTAGAACGAGCAATCCTGCCGAAAGCAGAAAAGAGGATAAAGCGTGGCGATCACTAACGGTTATTCCACACTTGCCGAGTTGAAGGCAGCATTGACAATCACCGATTCAACAGATGATGCAGCTCTTGAAGCAGCCATCAATGCAGTAAGTCGAATGATTGATGACTACACAGGGCGATTCTTTTACAAAGACGGCACAACGCAATCACCTGTTGCTCGTTACTACACCGCCCTTGATCCGTGGACAATGAATGTTGATGACATCACCACAATCACACAGATTGCAACTGATGACAATTTCAATCAATTGTGGGATACAGTATGGGCAACAAGTGATTATATGGTTGAACCAATCAATAATCCACGCAGAGGATGGCCTTTCACACGAATCCTTGCGATAGGTCGTTATGTGTGGCCTTACTACTTGCCACAAGCTTGCAAAATCACAGGTGTATGGGGTTGGAGTGCGGTGCCATATGAGGTTCAATCAGCTTGCTTGATTCAATCTTCACGAATCTTTGTGCGCCGACAATCACCATTTGGTATTGCAGGAACACCTGAACTTGGAACCGTCCGACTTACATCACGCCTTGATCCTGATGTTGAAGCATTACTTCGACCTTTACGCAAGAACAATGGGTTGGCTAAGTAATGCCAATGCAACCAAGTCAAGTTCGAGATGGCCTCAAAACAAGATTGCAAACAATTACAGGTTTGCGTGCCTATGATTTGATTCCTGACGCAGTAGTTCCGCCTTGTGCGGTAGTAGGACAATTAGATTTCACATTCGACATTGACAATGCTCGCGGTCTTGACCAAGCGCAGGTTGATGTCCTTGTGATTGTGCAACGCTTTTCAGAGCGTGCTGGACAAGACAAACTTGATTCTTACCTTGCAGGTTCAGGTTCAAGTTCTATTAAAACAGCCATTGAAGGTGATCGCACTCTTGGGGGAACAGTAAATACCTTGCGAGTCACAGGTGCCGAAGCTGGCACTTATGACTCACAAGGAGTCACATTTCTTTCCTATCGTTACAGAATCACGATTTGGGGATAAGGAGAATCAAATGGCATACATCGTCATCTCAGATCGAGAGGTCTGTGGCAAGAAGAAAGGTGAGTCAATCACCGACAAAGAACTTGTTGATGCAGGGGTAAGCGCACAAGCACTCATCGCTGCAAACCACATCAAGGCAAGTAACTCAGTACCACCATCCATCAAACCAGCAACAGAAGGAGTGACCAACTAATGGCACGCATCGTTCTTACAAACGCCTTCATCTCTGTTGGTGGAGTGGACTTGAGCGATTTAGTCAGCTCAGTCTCACTCTCATCAACATTTGATGTCGTAGAAACAACAGCATTTTCATCATCATCAACAAAAACTCGCGTTGCCGGATTGGTAGACAATTCAATAACGCTTGAATTCCACCAGGACTACGCAACAGGAGAAGTTGAGCAAACAATTTATCCATTACTAGGAACAGTTGCAACAGTAATTGTGAAGCCAAATGGTTCAACAACAAGCGCATTCAATCCTTCATATACCTGCAGCGCGGTAATTTCGGAATGGACTCCCCTCAATGGAGCCGTTGGTGAACTTGCCAGCGCAAGTGTGTCCTGGCCTGTAACTGGCGCGATCACTAAGGCGGTTGTATAATGGCTAGAATCGTTCTCACAAATTGCTATGTTCTTTTCGGATCAACCGATTTGAGCGATCATATTTCCTCAGTCTCATTGAGTTCAACTTATGACATCGTTGAGACAACAGCATTCGGCAGCACGGCCAAAACCCGGGTGGCTGGATTGACAGACAATTCCGTGAGCCTTGAATTCCACCAGGACTATGCAACTTCAAGCGTTGAGCAGACAATCTATCCAACACTTGGAACAGCCGTAACAATTGCAGTCAAACCTGCTAGTGGAACAACAACAACACTCAATCCTCAATACAGTTTTTCTGCGGTTGTGTCAGAATGGACTCCGTTGAACGGAGCCGTGGGCGAACTTGCCAGCGCAAGTGTGTCCTGGCCTATCAGCGGCGCAATTACAAAGACAACATCATAAATAACTAAGGGGGAAAAAATGGATGGATTATTCATAAAGGTAAAAACAAATGATGGAACAGATGCAACATATTCATTGCGTCCACGAATCATCGTTGATTTTGAGCAAAAGTATGGCAAAGGACTCGCTAAACTGATCGGCGAGGAACAAAAGCTAGAGCATATCTACTATCTCGGATGGCTTGCACTTAGAGCAAACGGCAAGGTTGTAAAACCTTTCGGCCCTGACTTCTTGGATACACTCGAAGCAGTTTCGTTGGACACAGACCCAAATTCCGAATCCACAGAGACAGCCTGACCTATTCAATAGCAGCGGTTTCTGTGGAGACAGGTTTATCTCCAACTGATTTGCTTGATGCTCCCGATGGCATACTTGAAGCAATAGTCATATACATGAAAGAACGAGCGAAGGCGCGAAGCAAGTAATGGCGGAAATCAATTATAGAATTGTGATGCAAGGTTTAACCGAAAACATCATCGCTCTTGAACGCTTCGCGCCTGATCTCAAAAGAGAATTGAACAAAGAAATTCGTGGGATTCTTGCACCTATTGTGCTTGAGGCAAAAAGTTATCTTCCAAGTAATGGTGAAATTCATCCTTCAGGATGGCAAAAAGGTGGATTCAAAAGATTCAATGGAATCGGCCCATTATCTCAGGATCAAACTCGCGGATTTATTGCCTATGATGCTGAACGAGCTAAATCAGGAATCAAACAAACAGCCGCAACTTCCAAGAAGAACGGCACAGGATTTCGCAACACTTATGGAATCGTTCAACGCGATGCAGCTGGTGCAATCTTTGAGACGGCAGGTCGCGGAAGTTCGGCATCTCGATCACGAAGCAAAACAAGTCGTTCACGCAATCCACAGGCTTCTCAACACTTCATTGGTGTAATTCAAAGAGAACATGGCGTTTTGCCAACTGCTCGTGGCGAAGGTAAAGATAAAGGTCGCGCAGTTATTCGTGCAGTTGATAGAAATAGATTTAAGGCATTGAATGCAATCCGTGAAGCAGTTGATAAAGCATCTGCAAAAGCACAATCACGAGTTGATTCTATAATTAGTCAAAGAGAGGTGTAAATCGTGGCAATTGTCGAGCGCATAATCACCGTCTATAATGACAAAGGTTCAAAGAAGGCTGTCAAAGACCTTGCAGGTCTTGAGAAAAAATTTGCTAATGCAGGAAAAAAGATTGCAAAAGCAATGGGAGCCGCAGCGGTAGCAACGGCTGCTTTAGCAGTTAAGCTCGGAGTTGATTCAGTCAAGGCAGCAATTGCAGACGAAAAATCACAAGCACTTCTTGCCAACTCTTTGCGCAACACCACAGGCGCAACAGATTCAGCCATTGCAGCAACGGAAGCCTGGATAGATCAGACTCAGAGAGCCTACGGAGTCGTTGATGACGAATTGCGTCCGGCTCTAGCAAAACTAGCGGCAATGACCGGCTCAGTTACAAGTGCGCAAAAACTTCTAGGTTTAGCCATTGATGTTTCAGCCGGTGGCGGTGTTGATTTAGGTGCGGCAACAAATGCCGTCACAAAGGCCCTGCAAGGAAATTACAAAGCCCTCAAAAATCTAGGCGTTCCAATTACGGATGCGATGGTCAAATCAAAAGACCTCAATGCCGTGTTGCAACTGACTGCAAAGACATTCGCAGGAGCAGCATCAGCCAGGGCAAACACCTTTGAATTTAGAATGAAACGCCTGGGCATTGCATTTGATGAAGCTAAAGAATCACTTGGCAAAGCACTTATGCCTGCACTTGAACAATTATTTGCAATCCTGATCACAAAAGTCATTCCTGCAATACAGACATTCTTGGCAGAGAACGGCGACAAACTTGTCGGTGTTATGACAGGCGCACTCAAAGCGGTGGTAGGTTTTGGATATGCAGTATTCAAAGTCTTTCAATTTGTAGCAAAGCACAAAACTATCTTTGTGACACTTGGCGCAATCTTCGCGGCGACATTTGTAGCAGCCAAAGTCATTGCATTTGTAACTGCAATCACAAACCTAGTAAAAGCCTACAAAGCGATCAGAACTGCTGCACTTGGAGCGGCAGCGGCACAGGCAGCAGCCACAGGCGGAGTTTCGGTAGCAGCAGCCGTTGCCGGCGTTGCAGCATTCGCAGCCACACTTGGCGGTCTTTACCTTGTCGTGAATCAGGCAAACAATGCTATGGACGCGATGGAAGGAACTGGCGAAGATGTAGAGTTTACATTTGATGG